AAGCTGAAAGAAGATGAGGATGGCAACAAGATCTCTGATGTTATGGGTATCCGTGCTGGTTGTAAAGTAATGAAAACTCGTTATGCTAAGCCGTTTGAAGGTATGCAGGTTAAAATTCCTTATGAAACAGGTATGAATCCCTACAGTGGCCTAACTGACCTAGCAGAGAAAAAAGGCATTCTTAAAAAAGATGGCAATCGTTTGATGTTTGTTACCAGTGATGGTGAAATTATTAAACAATTCCGCAAAGCATGGGAATCAAACGAAGATGGATGCCTGGACAAAGTAATGGCAGACTTTGCAAATCAGCGAGAGACGGTAAGTACTGAAGAACCAACAACGGAGGAATAATAGATGTCAGTAGAATTAAGCAAAGAAATTTGGGACGAACTCAAACGTTATGTAAATGTTGTAGATCGTAACGACGCCGCAGAAACACTAGTGTCAGTATTGATCGACAATGATGTCGATGCCGACGAAATTAAATCAACGTTCAAAAGCGATAGCGAAATTAAAAAAGCCCTTGCCAGCTACCTCAAAGATCACGAAGAAGAAGATGAAGACGAGACCGACGAGGGCGATGAAGACGACGACTACTAATCAATCGTGCGATATGTTTTTGGTAAATGTACCTTGGAGTGATCTCCAGGTACCTTTTGCCGCTCCCGCAGTGTTAAAAGGTATTGCTGAGAGTCAAGGGTACTCAATAAAAACTCACGACTTTACTATTGATTTTAAGTATAAATTTTGCAATGGTGATCAGTCACTGTTTGAAGAAACACAAGATTATTTTACAGCACTGACAGATAACAATTATAAATTTCAACCAGTAATTGAAGAATATTACAACTACATTGCCGACGTAGTAAAAAACACCAAATGTAGATTCTTTGGAATCAGTGTGTTTGGATTGTTTACACACAAAGCCACCTTTGAAATTTGCCGACGAATTAGAGAACTTGCCCCCGAAATTACAATTGTGATCGGCGGCAAAGGCGCATCAGTACAACCTCATATTTCAATCACACGACAACTAACCATGGGCGAACGTATGCTGGACTTTGGCAAAGTAATGTCAAAGCGCAAGCTGGCAGATCATGTTATTTTAGGTGATGCCGAAGACGCAATTATTGATCTATTGGCCGGCAGGTTCGAACAAGCAAAAGAATCATTCAATGTACCTAAAATTAATAATTTAGAATATCCATTTTCAAATTTTGATGACTATCAACTTGACTACTATCAAGGTGTATTTGATAGAGTACAGTTGCCAGTGGTCAGTAGTAAAGGGTGTGTACGATCATGTGATTTTTGTGATGTTGGAGCACAGTTTCAACGTTTCCAAAGCAAAAGCGGCCGCCGCCTAGCAGAAGAAATGATTTATTTGTATGAACGATACGATATTCGTGAATTTACATTAGCAGACTCAATAGCCAATGGTAATATGAAATCTCTTAGAGAATGTTGCGAAATCCTAGCAGAATACAACAGTAAGGTCCCTGAAGATAAAAAAATAATTTGGATCGGCAATTGGATTGCACGTCCGCCAATGATGGTCAAGCCAGACTTCTTTGATTTGATGGCACAATCTTGTGACAGTGTAGTAGTTGGTGCTGAACACGGTAGTGATGCTGTGCTAGATGCAATGAACAAAAAGACCAATGTAGCCGGTCTTTATTACGAACTGAATGAAATGAGTCGTGTGGGCATACAAGCAGCCTTGAACAACATCACAGGACACTGGGCTGAAACATACGATGATTTTTTAAAGAATGTAGATATGTTATTAAATCTTGGTCCTTTGTGTGCAAGCCAAATGATTCCATATCAAAATTTAGGCACCGGATTTGCAGTGCTCAAAGGAACACCGGCGGCAGACAACACCCTTGACAGTGGCCTAATTGCAGCCGACGATAACTTTACCTATATGTGGTACACCAAACGAAATCCAAATCTAACAGTTAAGGCCAGAATGTCTAGATTGTATTTTGTATATAGAATGGCTATGAAACTAAACATGCCGTTGTATTTAGCCTATGGATCTTTATTAAACATCTACAGTAGATTGACAATTAGTCGTGGAGAATGGCAAGAATTTTACGAGCAATATGTTGACCCTGCTGAGTATGTTGAATGCCCGTCGATTGAGTTGATTAATCAAGTTGATGAATATGTAGCCAAACGGATTCCAGAACTTTACCCAAAAACCAAATTAACAATTGTAGCAGATGTTGATCATTATAACGGCGCTCCCAGGTTGATTATCAAGAACAATGGTAGTATAATATACAGTAACGAACTACCAAAAGGTCGTAACGAAATTTCAGTAGACGTTGAATATGATTACACTTGTCCAGGAACCATTGAAATTGGCATGGACAATAAAGACGTGTTTGACACCGGTGTTGATGAAGCTGGAAATATTACAGCAGACAAGAAGATTGATTTTAAAAGCATTGTGGTTGATGGAGTAGACATTTATAAAAATTTAGATTATTATTATCAACAAACCAAGTACATGGATCAAGGAGAATTTGTTGAATTTTCTAAGCCAGGATTGTACAGTAACAGTTCGTTGCTGATCAACTACGAGGCACCTTTTTGGCGTTACTATCTTCAAGTTTCCCCTTCCACTACCAGTTGGCAAGTGAACAGCGATCCTGACAAGGCTTGGAATCTTTTACATAATCTTAAAAAAGAAATTGAAACACTTCACTATTGATAGGAAATACAATGTGGTATAGTAAAGTTGTTGCTGATCTAAGCAACATCCCGGATTTTATTGCGTATTACGAAAATGAATTAGAAACTGCAAAACGCGATGTGCGTATTGGCGGCATTGTGGAGAAAAATATTACAGCATTGCCCGGCATTACTGAACACCGCTTTAATCAACTACAAGAAATTGAAGCAATTTTAAATCATCTTAATATACAATTAAAAAAAATTCGACGCAAACATTTTCAAAAATATCTTGAAGGGTACGCTCGTGCCCTGACCAGTAGAGATGCTGAAAAATATGTGGATGGTGAAGACGAAGTTATTGATTTTGAAACTATAATTAACGAAGTGGCATTATTGCGGAATCGTTGGTTGGGTATTATGAAGGCTATGGAAAGTAAAAACTTTATGCTGGGACATATTGTAAGATTACGTGCGGCGGGCATGGAGGATATACAGGTATGACATTTAAACATCCTGGCGACAGCCATTTGCACAGTCTTGAAGTGTTGAATCATTTATATGAATACGACGAGTTTATGGAAAGTATTCGTAGCCTAATAGATCTTGGTAGCGGAACTGGCGAAGATCTTGAATGGTGGGCAACTAGAACAACCAGAGATGAAGTTCCGGTACCGTTAAACATTAAATGTACCGGTGTAGATTTGGCTGAACGTCCTTCGTTGATCAACCAATATTCTAATATATCATATCAACAAACTAATTTTGAAGGCCCTATTGTAGAACCCGCAGGCGGCTATGATATATTATGGTGCCATGATGCCTTTCAGTATGCGGTGAACCCATTGGAAACTCTGAATCGATGGTGGCATATAGCAAGTCCAGGCGCACTTCTATACATCAGTATTCCAATTACACAGCGAGTGCATCAACGAGAACTTGACTATCAATTACCAAGTGGGTGCTATTATCACCATACCATGATTAGTTTAATTTATATGTTGGCCACCAACGGGTGGGATTGTCGTGGTGGGTTTTTTAAACAACAACCCAACGATTCGTGGATACATGCGGTTGTGTATAAAAGTGATCATGCACCACTGGATCCAAAAACTGCTAACTGGTATACTCTTGCCGAGCGTAAACTTCTGCCAGACACTGCCGAGCGTAGTGTATATGCACACGGACACCTTCGACAACAAGATTTAGTTGTGCCTTGGTTAAATCGTAGTTTGATGAGCATGGCTTTAAAATAATCTAAAAATACAATGACACCAATTCCAATTTTTATCGGATATGATCCAAGAGAAGCAGTGGCATATCATGTGTGTGCTAACAGCATTATTCGACATGCTAGTCAACCTGTTGCTATTATTCCATTGGCATTAAATCTACTCAAAGATTATGATGAAACACATACCGACGGTAGCAATCAATTTATCTACAGTCGTTTTTTAGTCCCACACTTGATGAGTTACACTGGTTGGGCTATCTTTATTGATGGCGACATGATTGTGCGTGACGACATAGTCAAACTTTGGGAACTGCAAGAAAGTCATGTTGACGTTATGGTAGTCAAACACGACTATCAAACACGCATGACTGAAAAGTACCTTGGAAGCAAGAACGAAAACTATCCGCGCAAGAATTGGTCTAGCGTAATACTTTGGAACTGTGCAAATCATCCTAACCGTAAACTAACACCGGAGTTTGTACAAAACTCAACTGGCGCATACCTACATCGCTTTAGTTGGATTGATGACAACCGTATCGGCTCTTTGCC